CGCCGATTCTGCCCCCGCCGTGGGGATTTTGAGAACGGCGCGGGGCTTGATGGTGGCGGAGATCACCCGTTCGACCTTTGCGCCCTTCGGGATTGTCTGCCTGGGCGTGGCGTCTGCCGGGACACTGGCCGCCGGCGCACGGGCAAGGACGACGGACCCATCAGCTTGTGACTGTGGCGCGGCCGGCTCGATGCGTTCTACGGCAGGTTGCGTGGTACGTACGCCAAACAGGTACGCACCGAGGGCCACAGCCACGAGTAGCACGGCGGCAATGATGAGCTTGATCTGTGTTGTCAGCGTAATCATTTGGCGGAGTCTCCGTTGTCGGGTTGTGTGGGGGCGGTTTCCTGTTCGAGGTTCTGGCGGATGAAGCGGGCTGCGATGGCGCACACGAGCGTGGCACCTGACAGGTACTTCCACCAGGGGGCGGGTACCGCGTCATGCAGCCACGGAGGCAGCGATCCGGCGCCGAACTGGATGGCGGCGCTGATCGCCATGAGCTGCACAGAGAGCCAGCGCCAGCCGTTGCGCCAGTCATGCACGATCTTGACCTTGGGTACGCGCTTCATGCTGCGGCCTCCAGCAGGCGGCGGGCCTTGGCGTAGTACGCGGCGCGGTTGGCGGCACCGGCCATGCCTGGGCCATTCACGATACGGGTGACCGCATCCATGCCGCTGGTGCGTAGTGCCTGCCCGCAATGGGTGGTGACCCAGAACCATGCAGCAGAGCGCGCCGCGCCTTCCGGCGTGAGCAGCAGATCAGGGTCGGCATCGGATCTACCGTACAGGGCCAGCATGCACGCGGCGTAGTTGCGCCGGCCCGTGATCTGGATATAGCCACGCCCACGGTAGCGCCAGCCATCGCCCGTGGCTTCGCCGCCGTTGCCGTTGCGGTTGGCATAGGCGTGGTTTGCCAGTTTCTCTGGGGCATGCAGGTACGGGGTAGCCGCGGCTTCGGTGGCAAACCGGCTGGGGAAGATCTTCACGAGCTGGGCAGTGGTGCTGTAGTTCAGATTCTCAGATAACACATTCCAGCCGCCGGTTTCCACGGTGCAGACACCGATAATGGCGGCGACCTCGGCGGGGTCGGTGATGTTGAATTCACGGCACGCAAGGTTGAGCGCGGCAGCCGCCTGGGCGGCATTGCGCCCGGCGCGTGAATCCACGGCGATGAGAATTTCAGGGGTGACCATGTTTATGACTCCGTATTGATCTGGGAGAGACGTTCGGCGCGGCGGTCTGCCCGGCGCCGGTAGTACCAGTTGATGAGGAAGGTGCCGAGCCCCAGCAGCGCGCCGATCTTGCCTTCGGTGGGCATGCTGGCGAATGCGTCACCAGCAGAGGTACACAGACCTTTGAGGAAGAGGACGATGCTTGTCGTGTAGCTGGCGGCAGACGTGGCTTGGGTGCTCATGGTGTGTCAGTCCCAGAGATTGATTTGGGTGGTGTCTGAGGTGGTGGCAATGTCGGCGGCATCCGGCAGGGTGATGGTGGTGCCCATCGGCAGGAAGGGGCCAAGCGCGGCCAGCCCACGGTTTGCCTCCAGCACGGCTTCCACGTACCCGGTGGTGGCGCCGTAGATGCGTTGGCAGATGGCATCCACGGTGTCGTTCTGCAGGGCGTAGACGATCATCAGATCAGCTCCACCACGGTGCGGCGCTGGCCGCGTATATCTGCGATGGCCCAGAAGGCATCGCGGCGCAGATCGGCAATGGGCGACTCCACCAGATCGGCTTTCTGGTTGCCGGCGCCGGTGGCGTCCGTGCCCCGGTAGCGTTCGCAGATGCTGGCGGCGGCGAGGCAGTACACGGCGCGGCGGTAGCGGTGCACATTGGCGCTGGTGCCGTCGATCCTGTCAGGTGAGGTGTCGGCCATGATGGTGAGGCCGTGCCCCTCGGCGATACTGCGGAAGCGGACCAGAGAATCATTGACGGAGAAGATGGCGTCAATCAGCGCGGCGCGGATGCGCGATTCGGTGACCGTGCCATCGAGGCGCATGCATTCGCGGAAGTCCGCCGGCGAAATGGTGGGAAAGAAGGCATCGCTGGTGATATCCGGGCCGGATTCGCCACGCGGATCGGCGCCCACTGCAATCACGGGACTGCTGCCGAACGGGTTGGACATGCTCGTTGCTCCGTTAGTGTTGTGGTGCGTGGTGGTCGGGGTTCAGGCGGGAACAGGAAACCTGCCTGCCATCCCCCCGAGCCACGCAGGTTGCGGGGGTCGCCCGGTTCAGGCGGCAGCCATGGCTACTGCCTGGGTTCGTTTCAGCTCGCGTTCGAGCTGTTCAATGTCTTTCTTGACGCCTACCTTGTCGTGGAGCAGCAGCGCGGTCTGCAGGTGGGCAAGTGCATCGGTCTGCATGCTGGGTGTCACGTCCTGGCAGGCCAGCAGTGCGTAGGCACGGGCTTTGTGGAGCTTGGCGCGGACTTCATCAGGCATATCCTGATCGGCCACCAGTGCCAGGCATTCGGCGAGTGCATCCGTGCAGGCGGCGCGATGGGTTTTATCCGCCTGCAGGGTGTTGTCGGCAAACTCTTCAGCCAGCAGGCAGGCCACGCCGCGCTTGAAGCGATCCGGCATCACCAGGGCGTGGCGGATGGCGTAGCGCGCCAACGGCAAGGCGCCAGCCAGATCGCCCACATCGATGCGCCAGAGCATGACCGTCATGAACACATCATCCTGCTGGCCGTGGTCGCCCTTGATCACGCCCTCCACCCACGGGGAGTACTCCGGCAACAGCTCGCGCTTGACGGCGACCTTGCGCTGGGTGGATTGGATCGCGTGCAACCGGCGCCGGTCTTCGTCGAGCTTGGCGAGCATCAGCTCGTAGCCATTGGCGTTCTGCCGCGTGGCGGGCTTTTCTGGCCTTGAGCCTGTGTCGCCGGGCGGGTGTCATGAGCATGGCGGGGTTCCTGCGCACGCCGGTTGCCCGGCGTGCTTGTGCGGCTATCAGGCGAAGGTGACGTTTTCGAGGAGGGAGGCGCAGCCGTAGTCTTCGACCACATACGCGTCGTTGCTCGATTCGTAATTCTCGATCTGATCGCGCTTGGGGTTGTCGATCACGGCGCGGCGGCGGCCACCTTCCTGCACGTAGCGCGAGAGGTTATCCAGGCGGGTAATCAGGATCGAGCCAGCGGGCACAAAGGGCACGGTGACGGCCTGCAGACCGCCAACACGCTTCTGGCTGATGATCAGATCGGCGGCGGCCTGTTCGGTCGGCGCGGTGTTGTTGTTGACCAGGGGGAAGTATTTATCGGCCAGCAGGTTGCGCCCCATGACTGCAACCAGTTCGGTGTCGCCCTGATACCAGGGGTCGATCAGCTCATTGACGGCATCCATGACCAGTGCATCAAGGTTGGCATAGTCGCCATCCTTGCCGATGATGATCTTCCCGGCAGTCTTACCGCTGGACATGACGCGGGCACTGGCGTATTTGCGGATCTTCTCCAGCCAGCCGACATTCACATCCTGCAGCAGCGGATTTGCCGTGCGGTCTGAGGTGTCGGAGCGGGTTTTGCCATTGAAGCCAATCATGATCACATCGAGCGCCTGGCGCTGCACCAGGGCATCGCGGATGCGGGTCTGGAAGTCAGGGAAGCGCGCCCACATATCCAGCTTGCTGTAGCGCAGGGCGGTGTCGAAGTTGGTCTGCGTGCAGAGGTATCCGTTTTCGTCGAGCGTGGTGGGGTCGGTTGGCGTGCGGTCGTTTTTGGTGGTGTCGGTAGTGCCGGCAATCGTGCTGCCCACGCCCAGGCCGAGCTTTGAGCCGCTCTGCTCGGTGACGGGCACATTGTTGATCTGCTGCAGGAATGCGGAGCTTTCCTGAATCTTGGTTTCAAGGGTCTGCTGCACGCTGGGTGAGACGGCAAACTTCTCGCTGACATCGCCAACGCCATTGAGGCGGCAGAGGGCTTCTTTCAGTTGGTTGAATTTGATGCGGGTTTCGTTGCGCATGGGTGTTTCTCCGGGATTTTGTGTGTGGGGTCAGGTCAGCAGTCGGTTTCGATCACGCCGCTGGCATTGCCGCCGGTGGCCGGCTGGCGCTGGGTGAAGTTCGGGGCGGCATCGAGCCTGGCCTGCAGGGTGGCAAGGGCTTCGCCCTGCTTGCTGGCTTGCGCGGTGAGTTCGGTTACCTTGCTTTCGAGCTGGGCCACCTTGTCGCCCTGGGTGGTCTGGTGGGTGGCGACCACTTCAACGGCGGCATGCACATCGGCAAAGCGTGCGTCTGCGCTCTGATCGCGCTTCGTAAAAAGCGCCTTCACACGTTCCAGCAGATTGGGCTCCACCTCTTCAAACTCGATGGTGACTTCTTCGGCGGAGCTGAAGAGGTTGTCGGGGTTCTGCTTGCGGGCCTTGAGTGCGCCGGACTGTGCGGCAAACTGCAGCATTTCCGTGCCGAGGCTCGCGGGGTTATCTGTGACGGCCAGCCCAACGAGATAGGCTTCTTCGGTGTCGGCGAACTTCGGCGAGATTTCCATGCTGGTGTAGATCTTCTGCCGGGCCTTGGTCAGCGCAACCAGTTCAGGCGTGGGATCGATCTGAGCCAACAGGGTGAGTTTCTTGGTGCCGTTGATGTCAATTTCATCAGTCTTCAGCGCGATCACATCGCCGTAGGCTTTGAAGAGGCTGTTGGGATCGATGCCCTTGATGTGTTCCAGATCGACGCGGGCGCCGTAGGTGGCGGGGTTGTAGTTCTTCGCGGCTTGCTCAAGCCATGCGCGCTCGATGTTGCGGCCATCGGTGGTGGCGCCTTCGGTGCCGATCCTGAAATATTTGGTGGTGGTTTTGCCAGCCATGTCGTGCCCTCGGTGAATGTCGGTGGTATGTCGTCATAGTCCGACCTGAGGGGGGATGCGGGCAACGCGGGGATGTTGTGAGGCTGCAGGGTGAACAACCGGCAGGGGCCGGGTTCGCGTGCGCGGGGCGGCACTATGTTGGGCATGGATACGCCTATCAACACCACCGCGCAGGCCGGGGCAGCAATGGACCCGTGCCGGCAGGCTCGCGACCTCTACTGGCAGGGGTTTCGCGTGGCGCACATTGCAAAGAAGCTGGGCATTCCGCCGGCCACCGTGCATTCGTGGAAGCGCCGCCAGCAGTGGGATGAGACGGAGCCTGTGGAGCGCGTCGAAGCGGTGCTGGAAGCGCGCATGATGCAGCTCATTGCGAAGACCGAGAAGACGGGAGGCGATTACAAGGAGATCGATCTGCTCGGGCGCCAGCTCGAACGCACGGCACGCGTTCGCAAGTATGCGAAGGGTGGCAATGAAGCGGATCTGAACCCGAAAGTGGAGAACCGCAACAAGGGGCCACGCAAGCCGCCGGAGCGCAATGCGATCAGCGAGGAACAGGCGGACAGGCTGCGCGAAGCCTTCCTCGACAACCTCTTCGGATACCAGAAGCAGTGGTACCGGGCCGGGGTGGTGGAGCGTATCAGGAACCTGCTCAAATCCCGCCAGATCGGAGCGACCTACTACTTTGCCCGCGAAGCGCTGATGGATGCGATCGACACGGGGCGCAATCAGATTTTTCTGTCAGCCAGCAAATCCCAGGCGCATCAGTTCAAATCCTACATTCAGGAATTCGCCCGCACGGCTGCCGAGGTGGAGCTGCGCGGGGACAAGATCATTCTGCCCAACAATGCCGAACTGATATTCCTGGGCACGAACAACCGCACGGCGCAGAGCTACCACGGCAATCTGTATGTGGATGAGTACTTCTGGATTCCGAAGTTTCAGGAGCTGCGCAAGGTCGCGAGCGGCATGGCTTCGCAGAAGCGCTGGCGGCAGACGTACTTTTCCACGCCATCGAGCCTGACACATGAGGCGGTGCCGTTCTGGAGCGGGAAGCTCTATAACCGTGGCCGGCCCAAGGCGGAACACATCGACCTCGATGTCAGCGCGTCCGCCCTGCAGGCCGGGCGGCGCTGCGAGGATGGGCAGTGGCGCCAGGTGGTGACGATCCTCGATGCCGTGGCCTCGGGCTGCGATCTGTTCGATGTGGATCAGTTGCGCCTGGAGTACTCGCCGGAAGAGTTCCTGCAGCTTTTCATGTGCCAGTTTATTGACGATGGCCAGAGCGTTTTTCCGCTATCTGTCCTGCAGCGCTGCATGGTCGATTCGTGGGAGGTGTGGGACGACTTTCGTCCTTTCCATACGCGGCCCTTCGGCAACCGGGAAGTGTGGATCGGTTATGACCCGAGCCATACGGGTGACTCTGCCGGCCTGATCGTGCTGGCACCGCCCATGGTGCCCGGCGGCAAGTTTCGCGTGCTGGATCGCATCCAGTTCAAGGGCATGAACTTTGAGGAACAGGCCGAGCGCATTCGGCTGATCACCACGATTTACAACGTGACCCACATCGCCATCGACTCCACCGGGCTTGGGCAGGGCGTGCTGCAGATTGTGCGGCAGTTCTTCCCCAGCGTGGTGGGCATCAACTACAGCGTGGAGGTGAAAGTGCAACTGGTGATGAAGGCGCTCTCGGTGATCAATGCCGGGCGCCTGGAGTTCGATGCGGGCTGGACGGATCTGGCAGCCGCATTCATGGCGATCAAGAAGACCACCACGGCATCGGGCCGGCAGATGACTTTCGAGGCGGGCCGATCCGAAGAGACGAGCCACGCCGACTTGGCCTGGGCCTGCATGCATGCGCTGGTGCACGAGCCGCTGGAAGGCAGCACCACGACCAATTCTGGATTCATGGAGATTATCTGAAATGACAAAGCGGCAGACAGTGAAAGCCACGGCCAGTACGCCAACGCCAGCCACGCAAACCACCACCGCCAGCGCGGCGCCCATGGCGTTTTCCTTCGGCGAGCCGATGCCGGTGATGGACCGGCGCGACCTGTTCGATTATCTGGAATGCGCGCCCATCGGCAACTGGTACACGCCACCTTTGAGCTGGGAAGGCTTGGCCCGCACGTTCCGGGCGGCAGCACATCACGGCAGCTCGATCTATGTGAAACGCAATATTCTGCTTTCCACCTTTGAGCCGACACCGCGCTTTAGTCGGCTGGAGTTTTCAAGGTTCGCGCTCGATTACCTGACCTTCGGCAATGCCTACATCGAGCGGCAGAGTGCGGTGAGCGGCAAGGTGCTGGCCTACAAGACTTCGCCAGCCAAGTGGACGAGGCGTGGTACGGATCTGGACACCTATTGGTTTATCCAGATCGGCAAACAGGACTATGCGTTTCAGACGGGGAACGTGTTCCACCTGATGGAGCCAGACATTAACCAGGAGGTGTATGGCCTGCCTGAGTACCTGTCGGCACTTAATTCGGTGTGGCTCAACGAGTCGGCCACCTTGTTCCGGCGCAAGTATTACCTGAATGGCTCACATGCCGGCTTCATTTTCTATATGACTGACCCGGCGCAGAAGCAGGAGGATATCGACAACCTGCGCGAAGCCTTCCGGCAGGCCAAGGGGCCGGGGAACTTCAAAAACCTTTTCCTTTACGCCCCAGGCGGCAAGAAAGACGGCGTGCAGCTCATCCCGGTAAGTGAGGTGGCGGCCCGTGATGATTTCCTGAATATCAAGAATGTGACGCGTGACGACCAGCTCGCCGCGCACCGCGTGCCGCCCCAGCTGATGGGGATCATTCCGCATAACACGGGGGGATTCGGTGATGCCGCCCAAGCGGCTGCGGTGTTTGCCATCAACGAGGTGGCACCGCTGCAGGCCCGCATGCAGGAGGTGAATGAGTGGGCCGGCGAGGAAATTATCCGATTCAAACCCTACGCCATTGCGGCGGGGGAATAAGCAGCTAAGAAAGAGAGAAACGCAGCATGAAGCAAAGCAGCATGACCACCCTGAATACCCTGCACCTGGGGGATTGTTTGAGCTTTCTGCAGACATTGCCGGATGCGTCCGTCGATGCGCTGATCACCGATCCACCTTATTCGAGCGGAGGGCTGCACCTATCAGCCCGGCAGGGTAAAACTACCGCCAAGTATCTGAACTCGAATGGGCGGACCTACCCGGAATTCCTCGGTGATAACCGTGATCAGCGTTCGCACCTGCATTGGAGCATCCTGTGGCTGTCTGAGTGTTTCCGGGTGCTCAAGCCTGGGGCGCCGGTCTGTCTCTTCAGCGACTGGCGCCAGATTCCGACGACCACGGATGCGCTGCAGGGCGCAGGCTTCATGTGGCGCGGGATTGCCGTATGGGACAAGACGGAGGGTGTGCGCCCGGTGATTGGCCGTTTCCGGCAGCAGGCGGAATATCTGGTTTGGGGCAGCAAGGGAGACATGCCACAGGATCGGGGTGTCGGGGTGCTGCCTGGGGTGTATCGCTGCAGCGTGAAGGCTGCGGACAAGTTCCATGTGACGGGCAAGCCCACGGAACTGATGCGCTCATTGGTGAAGATCTGCCCGCCGGGTGGTGTGGTGCTTGATCCGTTTGCGGGCAGCGGCACCACGCTGGTGGCCGCAGAGCGTGAGGGCTACCAGTGGGTGGGGTGTGAGATGTCGGAGGATTACCACCGGGTGGCGTCTGAGCGGTTGGCCCAGGCGTAGGAGCATTACCGGAACGAAGCCCGCGCAATGCGGGCTTTTTGCATGCGGAAGCATTGCAGCCGCAATGGGCCGGGAATGCCCGCTTACCGCGTGTTTTTATTCTGCAAAGACTGAATCATCGCATTCCGCAGAATTTCATTGGCCTTGGTCTGGTACTTCCCCTGGGCCTTGAGCCATGTCAGAACGTCTGCATCAATCCGCATGGACACATGAGTCTTGACGGGCTTGTAGAACGGGCTTGAAACCGCCTTCGCGTCCAATACCTCCCCGGCAGGGGGGATGTCGCTGTAGTCGATGGTGCTGTCAGGCTCATTGGCCAATGCCTGCAGCTCTGCCACACGCTCCGCAGTCAGTGGCGGCAGCTCACCTTGCTTGTGTCTAACCATGCTCATAATGACTCCGCTCCTTTCTGTCTGCACGTCTGGCGCTGATGATCCTGATAACTTCAACACCTTCATCTTCCAGACGCACCGTATGTGCTACCAGCAGCAATAAGCAGCCGCCAACCATGCCCAACGTCTGCCAACGGTACTCTCCATGCTCGATACGATCCTGGACAGATACCGCAAGCGGATCATCGAAGACGCGGGCAGCTTCTTCAAACCGGATACCGTGCTTGCGGTAGTTAATGTCCGCTTTGGTTGGGTCCCACTCAAAATACCGATCCATGGAGAAAATGTAGCACAAAATTGTATATACAAACAGATTTCGTTCGACCTCTCCTGCCGCCATACGACCCAGCAATAGGTAGGTGGTCTCGCGGTACTGGCATCGAGGCACGGCTGTTCATGGCGGCACCAATTCGGTGCACGGACCAACATCCAAAAATCGCGGCGCGCGGTCGTACCCCCGCCACGCCCCCCCGCTTTTCGTGTCGCTTTCTATGCACCTGCAAGCACCCCAAAAAACCAGCCGCCAACAGGGCTAGAATCGCGTCAGTTGTGTTTAAAAAAGTGTGCGTTCACATGCAGCTAAGCGCATGCAAAAACCCTTCAGTCCTCGCTGGGCATGTTTCTCCGGGCTGACTACGCGGAGCAGGGAAGGTGTTGTCGCCGGGAGTTCATCAAGTGCCGAAAAAGCGGCTAATTGGGTAGTTGGCCCTAATGTTTGCGTGCCTTCCGGCCGCGCAAAAATTACGCACTTGGTTAGCTGTGTCCAACAAACTTATGATTTAAAACAGTTGGCGGGGTGGTTTCTGATGTCTTGCATGGGGTGCAAGGGGTCGCGAGTTCGAATCCCGCCGCCCCGACCAATGAGACAAAAACATTTAGGCCAATCTTCGGGTTGGCCTTTTTGTTTTGGGTTCGCTCACAGCGAATAGTCGCTCAATCAGGGCTAAAGCTTCGCACGGCTTCTGTTCCCAGAAGAGCTTTGAGCAAGAATTCAGGCATTCGGGAAGCAGTACCGCTCACCGGAGTTCTGGGTTGTCTACATGGCATAGAACGCCTAAAGCCCCAGCCCGCACCAACGAGGCCGCTTGTCGTAGGGCGCGCGCAGCGGAACAATGGAGCGCCGCGCAATTGCGCCGATCAAACCTCCGCCCGGAGGGCGCAAACTTTTGCCATGCTCCGGTTTTCCAGAGCTGCCTACGCGGCAGTGAAGTGTCGGTGTCGAAAAGCTGGCGAAGGGTTACAATTTCTGAGCTGCCTACACGGCAGTGAAGTCGTAGATCTGCTGCTCCAGGCATTCAGTGATTTTCTGAGCTGCCTACACGGCAGTGAAGAGCATCGATGCATTTTTATGATCCGACCTACTTTTCTGAGCTGCCTACACGGCAGTGAAGTTTGGCGTTGTGCCAACATTACGATTCACATATTTCTGAGCTGCCTACACGGCAGTGAAGTTTGGCACCCATTTATCACTGTGTCATCCATTTTTCTGAGCTGCCTACACGGCAGTGAAGAGCATCACACATTTATGCACGTCGTATGGATCTTTCTGAGCTGCCTACACGGCAGTGAAGGGAACTTGACGCGGCGAACGGTGGCGCGAATGTTTCTGAGCTGCCTACACGGCAGTGAAGTTCACAACAGGGCAGGGATAAGCTTGCACGCTTTTCTGAGCTGCCTACACGGCAGTGAAGGCATCCAAAACAAATCCAACGTTGGTGCAACGTTTCTGAGCTGCCTACACGGCAGTGAAGTGTGGTGCGCCCTTGTGTCCTGGCATCGTCACTTTCTGAGCTGCCTACACGGCAGTGAAGCAGCACGGTCACCGCCACTTGCAAAAACGACTTTTCTGAGCTGCCTACACGGCAGTGAAGTCAATTCCTTTGCGGCAGCCTCGCGTTCTTCTTTTCTGAGCTGCCTACACGGCAGTGAAGAAGACGACGGTCACGAACGACCGGTTACCTGTTTTCTGAGCTGCCTACACGGCAGTGAAGAGAAAGTAAAATGAAACGGAGAACCCGCACATTTTCTGAGCTGCCTACACGGCAGTGAAGCTTCTGCCGGCTCGGCTTGGAAGCCCGGCGATTTTCTGAGCTGCCTACACGGCAGTGAAGAATCCTGACGCGGTGACGCCAGGGTCGTACCGTTTCTGAGCTGCCTACACGGCAGTGAAGGTTGCGTAATTGTTTAGATCCGTGTGATCATATTCCCGTTCGTAGCCTGCCTCTTTTCAAAGCGCGGTACGTGATGCAGCATCTGTTTAGCTCTCCTATTGCACGGACTCTCTCATGACGCAATCGCTGCACA